GCACGGAACTCTAGGTTCCCGAACTGTCGCATCTGATTTTCAACGCCTACTTGCTCTCGGCTCTTAGGACGCAAGGATTTTTTAGGAGCTACCATTCACTTTGTCCCTAAGATACTTAAACTTATTAAGGCAAGCTGCTTGGCCTTGTAGCCTGTACAGGTCTTCTGCTGAATTTGCTTGTTCCATCTGACGGTGAACTTCAGCTAATCGGGAGTTAAGCTCTGCAAGAAAAGATTCCCACAGAGCTTTGTCATTCACTAAAGGCTTTAGGTTGTGCATTATTGTACTGGGCCTTGTCCTGTGTTACCTGAGAAGCCCTGTTCTCCCGGCTGAGGGGCTGTTCCTATTCCGATGTTACCACCCCCGCCTCCTGCGGTATCCTGCACTCCAGGGGCTGCTCCTTGGCCCTGTGGGGCTTGTCCTTGTGGACCTGGTGCTCCTGGAGGTGGTGCTGGCGGTGGATTCTCTTGTTGGAACTTCTTAAGTATCTCAGCTTGGATTGCTGCTTGTGCCATATTGTTGCCAACCTTATCAGGATCGAGATCCATAGATTTAGCAATCTCACGTACAATATAATCCATTTTTGCAAATGGTGCAAGTGCTGGATTAGAGACAACCTGCATGAACTGCATGAGACGTTGGCTACGTACCTCATTAGCCATCAAGCTTTCTGTACCACGAGCCTTAACTTCTAGGTCACCTTTAATCTCAGTATCAAAGTCAAACTGCATATTGAAGTTAAAGAATGCTTTACCTAGAGGGGCAAGTAGATAGTCATCAATGTTTTTAACTACGTTTCTTACAGAACCATTGGCAGCAGACATGAGCATACTAATACCAGAAGCTGTTCTACCTACGCCAGATACCCCTGTCTGCCCATGGGCAAACGAAGGAAAGCCTGTGGATTCATCTGCAAGTACACGGGCCTTATCAAACATTTGCATGTTTTCATTAGACACGTTAGGGAACTTGGTGCCAAAGATGGCCTGACCAGGCGCACCCCCTTGTCTTCTAAAGACTTTTCCTGGGTACACAGATAGATCCTGACCAGGTACAAGATTTGTTTCGTCTACTTCGATGAGCAGATTACCAGATAGAGCAGCATTGTCTACTGCCATACGCATAAAGCCATTCATGAGTGTTTGTGTGTCATCCATGTTTTCAGCAATACCTACGCCAAAAATGCTGTATGGATTCATTTCGTAAGGTGCAGCAAAGTAAGGTATGTAAGCAGGAGTAAACGGATTCATTACCAAACGAATAACTTGGCCGTTGGCAATCCAGATATTTACACTTAGTTGATCTGCATCTTTTAACTCTTTAGGGATGTCTACCCCTTGGTCTTCAATAATATCTCTATCTACAAAACCCCAGAACTCCAGGACTTCAAAACGTTCAGCTCTGTCCTCTTCTGAGTTATCTTCCATAATGTGTTCCCACCACTCTTTGCGGTAGTCTTCACCAAGACGGAGGGCATTGTCGATAGCATTCTCACGGAAGTAGGGACGATTCTTTAAAGCACGTAATTGTGAACGAGACATTTTGTGACGTTCTACTACATACTCAGCCTCTTCCATAGTAGAAGCATCTGGATCTGGATAGAAGTTCCAGATAGACACAGAAGTAGTTTGCGGGATTGTTTTAAAGGTTGGAGTATAATTACCTTCTTCATCCCAGTTTGCATACTCTTTATCAACAGCAAATGGACCTTTCATAATCCCTGTACCAAAGAGTGCCGATTCAAATGCAGCAGCACGTAAGTGCTTTTTAGCGTGAGACTCTTCAAGCTGGTCATGAATTTTCTTTTCCATTTTCTTAGCTGAAATTTCTGCTGGATGTAGTTGAACAGAGCTAGGTGTTTTTCCCGGCTTATCTTCAACCTTATCTGCCACAGGTTCAAGATCTTCCTGCAGACTACCTACACGTTGCAGATACTCAGGAAAAGTCTCTCCTGCATTTAAACCACTAGATTTTTCTTTTGCTTGATTTAATTGCGGATTAGTTTCAAAACTAATTGTGTCTGGAACATTGTCAGGAAGAATTGTTGGATCAATGGTAATAGGAAATTTATTACCACCAAATAAAACCTCTGCAATCTGTCCGTATGCAGCAAGAACCTTCGTCTTAGTAATCTTAACAAAAACTCTAGATTTTTCTGTGGATGTGAACTGTACATCAGGACCATAGAGACCCCGATAGTTACGATAAGATTGGATCCAACGTTCTTCGTCTAATTGACGAGCTGTTTCAGCTTTGCTGTACTTATCCTTAACGAACTGGATAATCTGACCTGTCAACGGATCAGAATAGTCTTCTTCTGCTACGTCTTCGATAGCAGTAGCTTCTTCCATATCCATTTCCATTGATTCAAATTCTTCTTCCATGTCTTATCCTTAATATCCGAAAGTGGGATCTGATGCTTGAAAACCTGTTCGTTGTGAGGCAGGATCAAAGTCAAATAAGTTACTTCTTGGCCTTGTCATTACACCATATCTAAGAGCATCATACAAGTGGTCTTCTGCATGTGTATCCACATCTTCTGGATTTTTTTTGTCCAAAGGTAGACTGGGTATCTGTGATATGGATTCTACGCAGGTGTTAAAAAATACTAATCTAGGTTCTTCTGTAAACTCATCTATCTGTAGACGTCTGTGTAATTCGTTCTTACCTGCTACACGGGAACCTTTAGATCTATCTGAAGGTCTCCACCTACAACCCTTCATAATCATTTGTTCAGCTAGACTAGGACCAGTATCGCCACGATTGTGCCATAAAGAAGAGTCAAGTACTCCGTATCGCATTCTTTCGTTTGAATCATTTTCAATCTCTAGAATTATATCTGCTAGATCTGTAGCTGTAACTTTAGAAACGTAAAGTTCCCTGTAAACTACTAACTGTTCTGATCCAGGAACTACTGCAAACCAAAGGACTCCAGTATAAGATCCGTATCCGTAGTCACAAGCCCTAAACCGTGTCCAGTTACTTGGTATTTCGTAGGGTTCAATAACGTGGTCACGTCTATTAAACTCTGGAAAAGCTGCTCCTTCGTTAATATCCCAGTCACCCTCAAGCAACTGCCTTCTTTGGTGCTCTGGAAGGGATAAAAGATTAGCTTCGTAGAGACCATCATCTGAAAGATAAGGGTTGTCAAAGAGGGTGGCTGGTATAAACTTTCTTTTGAATAGAGGCTCACCCTCCCGACTATGACCTTTCGGCCACGTAATCACGTTTCCGTTTTCGTCAGTGGCAGAGAACGAGTTATTTGGAGTTTGAGGGTCAATAAACGTTCTTTTTACCCACTGATGCCCAGGGCCACCTGGGTTGCTTGTTGCTCTCATATACAGTGGCAAACCAGATGCCCTAGTACTACGGAGACGTGATCTCATGTAGTTCCATGCGTAAGGACTAGGCCACTGTGTAAGTTCATCAAAGCCAATCCAATTAAAAGCTTGGCCTTGGTATCTCATAACGTCATCATCTCTGTCAAGATATGACATCCACAGTGTAGCACCTGATGGAGCTACCCAAGTTTTATCTCTTTCCATAAACTTAATCCCAGGGATAGCTTTTGGATAGAGTTGTTTACTTACCGATATAAGCTCTCTAAGCTCTTCTGTACTACGGCGAACAAGAAGCATTCGTGCATTCGGGTTGCCCAAATACCTAACTGGGTCTGCAACCATTGCATACGACTTACCACCACCTGCTGCTCCTCCATATAATACTTCTTGCTCTGTTGCTGCCAAAAAAGACGTCTGTGGACCGGGGTTTGGTTCAAAAATAACTTCTTGTGCAGCTTGTTCAAAGTCTATCTCTTCAGGCTTAGGTTGAGCTGGAACTGAGGTAATTTTTTTTACCGAGCTGTCTAGCTTCAAATCTTTCCGCTTTTTTAAGGGCTTCTTTGTACCTTTGGGCAAGGTAGCGTTGAGTTGAAGCTTCTGTCTTACGTTTTTGCTCAATTTTAACTCTCTTGTATAATCCTACGTGGGAAATATATCTTCCAGATTGAGTACTGAGCCAAGCGGAGACTTCTCTATAACTATAGCGTTTTAAGAACTCCTTAGCTTTTTCGAACAATTCTAATTCTTCTGGAATTGGTAAGAGTATATCACAATCGTCTGGGTCTTGTCTATAGCCAAATGGAACATGTCTTCCAACTCTAACTACAGGTTTCCAGACATACTCCTCACCAATCTTTTCAGGTTTAGGTAGGGTCCAAGTTCTAGTTATCTTCATTATCTTTTTGTGGCAAAATGAATAGAGGGTTTGCTGCAGAGACTTCTACTTTTTCTGTTTTTACAAAACCACTGCGATCTAGTATATCTTTTGCAGCTGCCATCTTCTCCTTATTACCCAGATCTGTTGGACTGTTCATAATTTCAAACATAGAATATGCAGCCTTTGTAGAGGAAGAAGCAATAAACTTTTTAGTTAGTTCTGCAATTTCATCTGACAAAGGCTCTGCTACTTGTCTAGAAGTAACAGCATCCGCATATCCTGCAAGTTTTTTAGCTTTAACCAGATTTCCACCAGCTTCCTCAAACAGTACGTCAAGGAATTTTTGTTGTTTTTCTGTTAAATTTCTGGCCATAATCCCACCATAACTTTTATTGCTTTACACCCTGTAAAAAGACTTTTTGAGCAATCTCTCCACGTGAAATTCCTATGTCCTTCAACTCTTTGTCGGTCATATTCTTCAGAAGCCAGTAATCTGCACGGCGTTGTTGTGCTACAGCTACTGCTTCAAACCAATTGATTAACCATTTCATGTTTATAACTCCTGTTTTATAAGCATACCTACTGTATGCTCAAGAGTTATACCATACTTAGTTATACCACACTACTGACAATAGTGCAACCCCGCTATGCGTTACCTGTTAGGGTTGTACATCTCTTTAGCTGACATAAACACTTCTAAAGAGGCACCAGCGCCGTCAAAGGCTAATATCTTATCACCTGCGTGTAAGAATAACCTGTCTGACGTTATGACGTTATACACGTCTTTACCAGCTACAGCTTTATCGTTTATTATGTGGTGATACGTATTTGTATCTGCGTGATACCACTGCAGACTTATATTGTGATTAGCAGTATCCCCATTAGTAACATGCAGGAATACTATCTCTGCATCAAAGTTAGCAGGGCATACGTACAGAAGGTCAGCACTGGCACCGCCTGACGTAGCGGTAACTGTTAGACCTTTTGTTACAGTGTTATATGCACGAGCTACAACCATTACTTTTTAATAACCTTCTTAACTGTCTTAACTACCCAAGCCTCGTTTACTTCCGTGGTAGGGTCATCAGCAATGTAATGACCTTTATCGTTACGAGCACGAACCATTTCCAGTTCGTCCTCTTCCTCCAGAATAGGATCACCGCCTTCCAAAGTTAAAATAAACTGCATGACTGCATCATCTTTAGTATGCCACTCACCTCTAATTTTCTCGGCAAGGACAGTACCAATATGATCTACTACTTTATTGTTCTCAAGTCTCATGACCTGGACATCCTGTTAGGTTTCATAGAAGCACCACAGTTAGCCATACCTCCATCTTTCATACCCATCTTCTTTTTAGCCATGCCGCCATACATATACCCCATCTTCTTAGCCACTGCCGGAGCTTTTTTCTTTAAAGCTTTCATACCTGGGTTCATTGCTTTTTTATTCATCATACCACCCTCATTAGCTCCTGTGTGATAGCCTTTCCCACCACAGTGAGAACAACCTTTACCTTTACATTTTGGACATTGAGTCTTTTTCATTATCTAAACTTTCTAGTCTTAGCCGCAATCTTTTTGGGCTGTTTTACAAATTGTTTACCTTTAGCATTACCTGTTGCCTTGGCTTTATTGGTAGCTGCCTTTTCTCCCGGCGACAAGGATTTCCATGCAGAGTCTGGTAGGTATCTTTTCTTACCCTTCGAAGGAGATCCGTCCGAAGTTC